TGATGTATAGCTTCGTCAGCTTGACGGGGGATCAGCGAACTGCCGACACCAGTTGGAGGCGGGCCAGCAAGTTTTGTACCTTCTGGTGTCCCCGCCGTACCTTCGGGGGGTGGTGTGCCCAACATACCGGGCGACGGTGCATCAGCTGCCGTGCCTGTCTCAAGCGCCGCTGTCTTTACCCCACCGGCTGTTGGGGCGGCTTCGCTACTCTTACCGGGGGCGGGCGCAGCAACCGGAGGTGTGGCACTGGGAATTGCTGGGGTAGGAGGTGTAGGCGAGGTTGATGCAGTCGCGCTACCAGGCGTGCCAGGTGTCCCACCAACAGTGGAAGGTACCGGTTCGCCCTCACCTCTTTTATCCGTCGGCTCAACAGGCCCCAGGATACGGTAGGTGCCATCAGCGTTGTACATCGCCTTGACCGGTATCTTGATGCCTTCAGGCCCGGCGTATTCCATTTGAAAGACGTCACCCTGGAAGACCTGGTGACCATTGGCAGTTTGGGTGATTGTCCCAAACGGCGTCTTGAATTGGACCGGTTGGCCCTGACTGTAAAAGGATTGATCAAGGTATTGCCTCAAACTCGGATCCATGTACGGATTGGCACCCCCCATGAATTGATGCGGGGTAACGTGCTGACGCTGGGTAAAGAGCCCAGGATCCATCCTGACACTCTCAGCAGTAGCAGGGCCTGGGACTGTAGCTGGGGCACCCAAACTGGGGGATGCTGGCGCTGCCGGGTGCAGACCCCCACCACCACCTGCCAAAGCCGTAGACATAGCCGCTGGTGCGTCAGCGGGACCGGGGGCTGCCGCAGTAGGCTCTTCAGCGTAAGCCGACGCTGAGCCGTCCCCAGGGCCTGTAGCTGGCAACCCAGGAGCATTGGAGGCCAGTTTCATGAAATTCTGGCCGTACTGCCCAACTGACGTCCCCAACTGATCCTTGCGCTCAGGATGATTGACCCCACCAGGACCGCCAAGCCAAGCCCGTGCAGCCCCTTCTGGGCCGTACTTCTGTTCATACTGGGCAAATTTACCTTTGCGGACTATTTCCTGTGCTTCTGGGCTGTTCAGGAACTCCCCTGGGGTCATACGGTGACCAAGAAACTCCTGAGTCCACACAGGGATGTTGGACCCCATTACCTGATACTTGCCGTAGGCACGGTCACCAGCCATCGATCCCTTTTTGATGATCGGACCAAGCGCAGTGTACTTGCCGCCGCTCTCAAGTGAAGAAAGTGCTTTACCTTCCGGGTCAGTTGCATCACTAACAGGTACTAGTCCTCCTCCCCCTGAACTGGGGCCGCCAGGGTAACCACTCTCAAGGCCGGTGGCTCGGGCCTTGAGCATGGATGCTTTCTCACCGGCAGCAGCTTGATCCAACCCCATCCTGCCCATAAGGGCCTGGGTCATTTGTGTCCCTATGGCAAACGGGGAAACAGCCTCATGCTCCTTGCCAACAGGCGTGGTCATGCTCTGCTTCAGCAATGCTTCTGCCATTGCACGTTGGGCCAGTACTTGCCCAGGCGTGACAAAGTCCGACATTGAATAGTCATCGGCCATCGAAGTAGCCCTATAGCTGCATTTGGCTTAGCGGGTCTGGTCTTTGCGCAACTGCACTGGGTGGCAAGCCGCCCATGGGCGGACGGCCGAACAACGCACTGCCATTGAGGGATGGGGTAGGGGATGCACCCTGAGTGAACGGGTTCATAGGCGGACGTGGTGGGGGCATAGGAACGCCACCAGTCTGCGGCGGTGGCATTCCTGGTGATGCCGCTGGGGGCATTGCAGGTGGCGTGACCGAACCAAGCGGGTTCGCTGGGGTCTGAATATTGCCCTCATACGTGCCAGCATTTGGGGCTAGGGTATTGGCGTTCTGAGTATTGTTGTAGCCCTGCATCAGGGCTGAGATCATGTTGTTGATCCCCCCGCCAACGCCGCCAGGGCTGGCAGGGCTGGCAGAACTTGGGGTTACCCCTTGCTGCCCGCCAAACATCTGGGCGAAGGGCTGAAGGGGTGAGATTGCAGCTGGGTTATCCATTTGATTTTATCCTTTAATAGAGTCCGCCAGTACCACCACCAGCAAAAGCAGTGCCTAGATTTTTCCCAATGGCAGAACCAACAGGCCCACCCATTATACCTCCACCAATACCGCCAAGAGCAGAGATCATCGCATTGTACTGAGCCTGCTGCGCCTGATACTGCTGGTTCTGTGCTTGGGTCATTGTGGCCAGGTCGGCGGCCGTATTCGGGGCCGTGAAGCCAGGAAGGGCACTGGTAAAACCGGTGGTTGGCGAACCCGGTGCACCAAAGCTGGCCAAAGACTCACTCATTGTCAGCGGCATCTGATACTGCTGTGCCGCAATAGCCTCAGTCTGTGGGAAGGCAGACGCAAGGAACTGGTTGACCTGCAGCCCCTGATTGGTCTGGGTTTGCCGCATGGCATTGTCGTAGGCTGGATCACCAGGCTTGAAACCCTGGTTCTTCAGTTGTGCATCCAGTTGCGACGTTTGGGTATCAAAGAAAGGCTGCAGGAACTTTAGCTGCGTATCCATCATCTGACCGGTCATGCCGGTCGCCATGTCACCAATGACTTTAGAGGGTTGATCAGCACCGTAACCGGCACCAGCCAGCAGTTCGCCAGCTTGCCCACCAGCCGCTGTCTGTGTGCCGGTCAACTGGTTAAGTAGGGTTTGCTGTTGCGGGGTTAGCTGGGTTTTCGCCGTGTAAATAGGCGTACCCTGCGGGGTAGTCCCGGTCTGCACATAATTCAATGATCCCAGCGGCCCCTGCTGGTTGACCATAGAAGATTGCTGGGCAGTTGCACTGAAAGGCAGTTGGCTCTGCGCAGCCGTAGTTGCCGATCCTACAGCAGCGCCAGGGGATGGGGGTGTAGGTTGGCCGAGGCTCATGCTGTTAACCCCCGCCCCAGCAGCTGGGCCATCTGCAGGGCCTGTTGCTGTTGCTTATCTAGAGGATTGACGGATGCCTGGGGCATGCCAGGTATCATGGGGTGCCCCATCCCAGTTGTATTCTGTCCTATCGTTGGTTTCCGCTGCACACCGGGCATGGCCAACGAAGAGGATTGACCTGTTGCCTGCCGGTTCTGTGCGTGGGTGGTGTAGGAGTCACCGGGTGGTGGGTTCATTAGCATGTTTGTCTACCTTAGGTGAAATTTTACCCACACGCTCAAGCACATCTCTGAACATGACCAGCCTGACGCCGGTATTTCTGTTGCAATCACGCTTGCCGTAGTAACAACGGGAGACGCCCTCAAACTTGAAACCGGTCTTCATCAGCCCCTTGATCAGCTGCTTGTTTTTCTTGCTTGTGATCGCACTCAACCGGGAAGCGTCAAACTGAAGAATAGCATACCTGGCCAAACTTCTATAGACCCCAAGGGTCATAGTTTCTTCGCCATAATAGGCTATTTCTACGTTGCTGCCGTTCCAGCTGTGATAGAAAACCGCTCCCACCAGCATGCCGCTGGCGTCAACCAGCCCCAGGGCCTTGTCGTACTTGTAGGGCGGCCATTTGTACTTCGAGAAATGCCATTTCGCCACTTCTTCATCACAGTCAAAGAGCAGCCCAGTAGCCATTATACCGGCCCCCCGTATTCGATGACGCTGTTGAAGGCATTAACTTGCACAACTGGCAGCGTTGGGTCGATGCTACCTGCGAATCTGCCGGTATCAAACACGGCACTGTCGAAGGCAGCCGAACCCGTGCCAACGCCAATGGCATTGACCTGCATCCTGAGTGCCAGGGCGTGTCCTTCGGCATTTACCGTGAGCCAGCTGCTGAAGTTCACGGTAGTCGACGGCCACAGGCTTTGATCCCAAAGGGCCTGATCCCACAATACCGTCGATGTAAAGGTAGTGACCGGGGCCTGTAGGCCAGAAGTTTGAAAATCGGTATCTACCCCCAAAGTTGGGGTAATGCCGCCGCCCAAAGTCAACAGCGGCTGGACCATGGTTATCCGTTTGTTGCGTCCAGGTTCGTCGAACCAGTTGAAAGCACATTGCATATCTGCAAAGATAGCTTCAGCATTATCAGTCGACCCAACATAGCCTTGATTAACCAATCCATTGTTGCTCCCCCAGTACAGGTTGTTGTTATAAATAGCGAAAGTGTTAGCATTCCAGCCAATGAACTGACACCAGGCACCAGTCAGGGTATTCATGACGAACTGGACCTGCTGCTGATTTTCCACCATAGGAACATTAAGCAGCAGCAATTGCTGAATTGGGAAACTGGTTACTTCCCAGCCAAACAGGGACTGCCCGGTTATGGACGCCTGGGCCATCGCATTTTGAATACGGGCGGTGATGGCAATGGAACGGTCGGCACTGGGGTCAAACGGCAGGGCCTGAGAAATGGGGATAACACCCTGTTGGGTGATTATTGCAACATCCGACCCCAACCGGGTGAGGCAGCGGCGTCCTATAGGCGGGGAAATATCAAACGTGCCCACCAAATGAAAGTCACTGGCATTGGTTGGGTCAACGCCAGAATACAGACTTACCTGCCCCCGGCTGGAAATGAACATTGCGTAGTCGTTGGGGCCACTACCACCATCAACGGTCCAGCTGGACATAGAAACCAGGTAACCACCTTTGTTCCACAGCGAACCAAAGTCCAGCGTCCCAGCTATTGGCCCCTGGATGGCACCTACCGGCATGAAGGCAACAACGGTGGACTGGTTCATGACATACCACAGCCGCTGCTTCTGGGCGTGGATATTGATGATGTTGGCAGTATTACCGCCAGGCAACCCGGTTATGGACGGGTTGGTCCAAGCACTTCCATCGTATTGGATCAGGGCGTCAATACCGTTGACAGCCTGAAGATATGATGTGGTGCTGCCGCCTGGAGTGAAATTGGTGTATTGCCAGCGGGCGCTGCCAAGTCCAGTCAGAACCGTACTTCCAGTGCTGGTTGATACGTTGATGATGTGGGCGTCTGCCGCAGCAAACATTTGTTCGCTGGACGGTGACCGGTAGACCATCAGGGACTCAACCGCTGCCATTACGCCCGTGTAGGCATAAGCAAAATACCCACCACGCATTTCTACAAAACCGGGGCGCGGCACCCAATTATTGAGGATGGGGGCGCGCTTGGGGTCCATCTCAGCCAGCGGTGAAATGGCGTCCCAGCCGTCTACCGGTGCCGGTATCGTCTTGGCCACCACATCGGGGGCTAGGTACGGTACCTTTTGGACGCTGGCTGATTTTCTCATTTATTGAGTGCCCTGACGTAATCCTGAACCCCAGAGGCCACAGCGGGGGCTGCGACTGCACCACCTGCCAGACCTGCAAGCAGGTTCCTGCTTTCCAGGTCTTTGAATGCCGCCCAGGGTGATCTTAGTTGATTGGGATCAAGAGCAATGTACGAAGTATGCCCTGGATCTTCTATTTTGTTTATGTACTTTATGGAGTCGTAGCCTTTCCTGCGAATAAGGTCTCGAAGACCTTGTATTTGTTTATCCGAATCTGGTTCATACAATCCACGCGCTGGTTTACCACCCAAAGCGTAGGATACTTCCTCTTTACCAAATTGTGGGTGACTTTCCAGAAACTCACTTATTTGCTGAGGCCCCCAATTCCCCATGTCGGGGGTCTCAAGTGGATTCTGTGCACGCATCACCAATGGGTAAACTCTAGACGGTCTATCTTTTGCTAATTCAACACCACCAACGTAATTTGCTGCTTTAGGGGAACCAGCATGTACACCAATCTCTGACCTGTTACGAATCCCTTCTTCAGGCAGCTGAAATTCACCAAATGGTTCCTTTGCTCTGGTGCCGTGCGCCAAAGGAACGTTAAATCCTGCGGCAGCGGCACGTTCAGGTACTGGAGTTGGTAAATGCTCAGGTACTCCTTCATACCCTATACTTTCAGGAAAATACTCAGTGCCAGTAGTGTATGATCCCAATGGTTTCCAAGGGGAGCTCGGGCCAACATTGCTTGATTTTGGGATCGCTGCATTTTCGTACGCCTTGTTTGTATATTCACTAAGAGTAGTACCCTTAAAGGGCCAATTTTGGTCGGTACCAATCTTTCCAATTTCCGCTAATTTTCTAGGGGGTACAGGCTTGGTACCTGGTTTGCTAGATAAAGGGGTATTTTCCTTGAAAAGGACAGGTTGGCCTGTGGCCCTATCAAAATAAGCCCCCACCTTGTGCCCAGCTTTTTCATAAGCTTCAAAGTTGCTCGGACTTAGAATTTCCATAGAGCCGGGGGTTTCAGTAAATGGATGATATACATCTGGGTTCCACGCAGCACCCTCTTTACCGGTTTTGGCCACCATCCGTATTCCAACTGATCCTGGATCCCATTCCTTTGCAGGGGCCAATTTCCCACCAAGTGCCCCCAATGCACCTCTTTCAGCTGCTGGTGCACCACCACCGGCCAATGACAAGGCAGTTTCGACGTATGGAGCTGGATTATAGTCACCGGTCTGCCTAAGGTTCTCAGACTCCTCAAACATTCTCTTGGGCAGTTCAGCCATATGCCCAGCACCAAGGGCTGCAAATGCGCCAGCTCCTGGTGTCTCAAGCAACGGTCTTGCAGGATCTATTTGCAAGGGCGGCGGCAGCCCCCCAGGATTTGGCCGCATAAGTGCGGCTATCATCTCGTCCTGGTCAGGCATTTATTGATTTTCTGGGCGTAGAGGGACTACTGGTGCCGACGGCCACATACGTCTGAACTGGTCAACCCCAGGCTGGCCAAACCTGGATTGCACATCTGCCATAAAGTCTTCGTTTCTCATGCGGCGCTGATCGGCCACTTGTGGGGATACTGGAAATGGCACAACTTCCCCAGCCATATGCTGCAGATGCGGCTGCTGAACCATGGTACCCCATCCTCGTGGGTTTAGAATACCCTGGAAAGGTGACCCCTGCTCACCAGGTATGATTGGCCTATCTACGTTGTTGGGGTTATAGGCAGGAATATTTGGGTCCTTCAGCCGCTCCCTGCCGTGCGCCATCAAGTCTGCAGGACTTAAAATTTGGTCCAAAGGCCTCGAGAAGGTAACCCCAGCTGAGGGCTGCTGGAATAAAGCATTCATCATAGGGTCTTGTGGCCCTTGCAGGGCTGAAACCATAGGATCTTGGGTCATTTTAGCTTCCGTGAAAAGCGTTGACCGTGATCTGGCAAGAAGCACGCACCGCAACAGCGCCCTTGACGGCTATCCCCGAAGTCAGTCCACGCACATCCCATTCCCGTGCTTGCACAAAGCATTCTTCTACAGTGGGCATGCTTAGCGCCTTGTTCACATCCGGCAGGTTGCCGGGCATGACAATGGTCAGGATCAGGATGATGGGGGCAGTGATTTCTGTCATTTCAGCCTCTTGTCTATGTTCATATCACGCACCCGATTATAAACAGACGTGTGTGAGAAGCCTGTAGCATCAACAATCTGTTGTATCGTATTTCCTGAAGTACGTAACTTCCTAATTTCCTCAGTTCTGGCTTTGAGGGCCATTGAATCCCACCTTGTATTCTTTGGTGGTGAGACTGGCCTATAATCAAGCCCATTGGCTTCAATCTCAATTATCAATTCCTTGATACGTGCCTCAGCATCTTCCATTGTGTTGCAACCACCTAGTGAAAGTTTCACACTTTTTAGATCACCAGCACCATGCCCTCGCGACATGTCGCGGGTAATGTAAAAGCGATTATCCCTCTTATCGTTGTAGATACCGAGGCCGTAACCGTACTTGCCAGTGCCGTAGCTCCGGTAGACCTTACGACCACGGCGCTTTGCGTGATTGGCCTCAACTGTTATTTCCTGAAGGTTTGATGGCCGATTATCCAATGGATTGTCATTGATATGATCGATATGGTAGCCCTCTTTTGGCCATCTGCCATAAGTTAGAAACCAGACTAGGTTGGCGTATGTCATTGAAACTGGGCCACCATCCCACATGATGTTAAAGCCCAGATAAGCATATACATCCTTTACCTTAGCAACCCCAGTAACTGGATCTAAGGTCACCTGGTCCCGCAGAAATGCTTCAAATTCAGGGTCGTGACGCTTTGGCATTGATAAACCCTCCATGTTGAGGAGGGCACTATGCGCACATTCACGTTCCCTTGTCAACTCATATTTGGGCCGACTGGCCCGGGAAAAAACCCATCTTGCACGTTGGCCGGTGAAATGAAGATCGGGTTGATCCGCTTCACCACGTTGAGCGTTGGCGAATCACCATCGCGGGCAATCAGCCGTTGAGTATAGTCCACCCACCGCTGTTGCAGGGTCACGTAACTGCCAAACCCCTTGATTTCCCAGAACATCCACTTGATGCCCAGGATGATGGCTTGATCGTCCAGCAGCGGCACGTCAGTGTCGTTGGCAAAATTCTGGGCAAAAGTGGTGTTAGTACCGCCGACGTTGACGGCAGCGCTGCTCAGGTACTCAAAGACCAACTGCAGTGGCTCGACGATCTCAGCCGGTGGCGGCCAGATCCTGAACTCATTGGAGCTGATGCCGGGGGTGCCACCTTGCCCCAACTGGCGGAAGTGTCTTCTTGGCCCCGTAACCACAATGCCTGACCGGTGCCACTGGTCCATCTGCGGGCTGTCAGGGCCTAACAGTTCCCAGCGGTTGGTGCGGTCCCACATTGTTCGGTTCTGGAACCAGTCAAAACCCACCGGCATGGGGTAAGTATCTTTCATGAACAACAGACTGGCACCAGTAACGGCACTGGTATTGGCGTTCTCCATGGTCATGGTCACCTGGGTGGAAGAATCTACGGTCAGCACCCTGGCAGCGGCCGGGATGCCGGGGCCTGAGACCATGAAGGTATAAGCGGAGATGCCAGTGGTGTTGGGACTGATATTAGTGATGACGGCGCTGTTCGCCGCCATGTTCCCGATCACCGTCGTAGGTACACTAACCAGCAAGTTATATTCGAACTGCAGCGTAGTCCAGTCATTCATGCGCCGCAGTTCGTCCAGCACCCGGTTGGCTAGTGCCCCCATCTGCGTGCCGGTATTGTCGGTGACCCCACCATTAGTGCCATAGACCGACGTTGAAACTGGCAGGCCCAGTTCCCTCTCGGCGTTTTGCACTATTTGCAGGATAGTCTGCATCTAGGTTTACCTTGCAATACGGGGCCGCTGCCGACGCGGCTTCTCAGCTGGCCTGAGTGACTCGCCAGTGGCATTGATCATCGCAGTCTGCGAGTCAAAGCTGGGCAGCTGCTGTGGGCGTTGCATCGCCCCGGCAATCAGGTTCTGCAGCTGCTGCAGGTTTGGTGCGGCCAGGGCGTTGTTCTTGGCCTGCTCAACCACAGCCTTGAGTTCTTCAACGGTACGGGTGAGCGTAGCAATCTCACGGTCCCGCTTCTCAAGTTCGTGACGCATCTGGCTGGCGTTTCTGCCTTTGGCAGCCATTTCCAGCCACTTCTTGGCTTCGTTTACGTACTTCTGCGCACCCATACCAATGGAGTCGATAGCAATGCCCGACAGGTCGGCGCATTGCTCAATAGTCGCAACGTTGTTGGCCCGCAGCATTGCCGCGATAGACGGGTAGTCCGGGTATAGCAACTCAATAGGCGCACCGTCCGGCTGCTGCTGCTTGTTCTGCTGGAACTGCTGCCACTGGGTTGGGAACCGGCGGATGTCATTTTCATTGGCCCGACGCTCAACAATATTCAGCCGTTCGCCAGGCGGGTGAATCCTGACAAATACCTGATCTTCAAAGTAGGGATGCCCAGTCTCAACTGATTTGGCCGGGATGTGCACCGGCTTGTTGTAGAAAATGCACACCAAATTGCGGTCGGTACCGTATTCAACAGTACCAATATCACCGCGCCAGTTGATGCCGGTGGCGGGAGAAAAGTCACTCATTGCACACTCCTCTAGTTTAGGTCATGCAAGATCTGCTGGGCACGGTGCTTCCACAAGTGCTTATCAGCAATGATCTTGCGGCTTTCGGTTATGGCCTTGTTGCGGGCTGCATCGTCCTGCAGCCAGTACTTGGCCCGTTCTACGAAGTTGTCAGGTGTGTATTCGCCAAAGTGCACATCAGGTTCGAAGCTGGTGGTGAGCCTGCCCGCTGCCTGCGGGGCAGCACAAGAATGTGCCATGACGAAGCCACCAACTGCCATTGCTTCCAGTACCCGGCTATGCAAACCAAACCCATTCCAATTATTGTGCAGGTTGATTTTTGAATTGCGGTAAACTTGGTACAGTATCCTCTCATCCTTGATCGGCGCATAGGTGCAATTGCCAAACTGGTAGTATTTCTTCCAATTAACACCATAAAATCCACACTTTGGTGACGCCAGGTAAGCCAATTGCGCCAATCGCAACCGATCAATATAACGTGGAAACTCAATAGCCATCCAGTTACAAGACTTCCTCAACGTCTCATGTTCACTTTCACTGATCTTTTCGGTTGAGATTATCTTATCAACAAATTTCTGCAGATGTTCAGCCATCAGGAAGGCGTTGGAGCTACCGGTCAGAGGCCGGTACAGAAGTTCAGCCTCCTTGAAGCAGCGCCTTTCCAGCGGGTGCATATCCATCTTGCTGAAAGGCAACGTAATGTACCCACAAATGGAAAAATCAAGTTCCCAAGAACCGTTTGCCTCATTCAGCAGTTCAGGACCAACCCCAGTCAACAGTGAGCCACGAAAATTAGGCCCTGCATTGTTCATGCCGATCCAGGTTTCGCTGCCCAAGGTGTAGATTATGTCATTGCCCCTGGATTGCCCGGCGTAGTCCGGTGCTTCTAAAGGGCGGTAGTCCTGAACCCAGGCAATGTAAACACAATGGAAAGGCAATGCTTCTGGCCGTGGCCGGTTGACCCCCAGGACTATGTCGTAGCAACCAGCATCCCTAATGTTGTAGCTGTCAGTTGGCATGAGAACGTAAGAATGCCCGGCAGCTTCCAGGGCGCGGCCCAGTTCATGGGCTATCCTGAAGTCAAACGCCCTCTCGTATTCAGGAATGAACAGAAATTTCATTGGTACCAGGATGCGCTAACCAGGGCATGATCAACGGCTGACGGCCCTTCCTGTACAACTCCAACTTCTCACCCTTTTGCAGATAGGGGTTTTCATTCATCAACCGCACTCGTATTTCAAGCCTATCCCCTTGTAAAACTAGGGGGAAGTTTAGACTGTCGTGAAACATGAAGTGTTGCGAATCCGGGGCTGGCCTGGTGCATTCAAAGGCGAACTGAGTTGCCAGGTGATTGGGTGCCCACTTGAAGCCGTGGGACTCAAGTTGTGCCCGGTACATGCGGCAGATCAGGTGGTCCTCTTCCTTCAGGAAGAGCGGGAAGGTACCCCTGCGCTTTTCCAGGAACTGCATCAGCCGGGTTGAGCGTAGCCCACAGCCGTTGCCCACGTTCCAGTTGTCTTCATACCACCATGGGGCACCAACGTAGTCATACTTCAGGAATTCATTGGTCCAGCACAGCGTGTTGATGATCCACGAATCCCATTGAATGAAGATGGCAAAATCAGTGGTCAGGTACTTTGGCACCCGGTACCAGAAAAACTTGTTGTAGTCTTCGTGCTCCAGCCACGGAGCAACTTCTACCCACCGTGCCCCGCCTACCTTCAGATCAGTGTCTGAGAAAATGATGACGTCGCCAAACTCAATGCCACGAAGTGAGTCCTCAACGGCGAGCTTGGCTAGTTCTGGGCATGTAGTATCCATCATTACTAAAGAAACGCTAGGCAACTCAAGCTTTTTCATGCTGCTTTCTGCTGCTTCCACGACCTGGCAAGAAGCTGCATCTCCCTGGCCACACGCTCCATAACTTCGTCCCAGTCACCCATTTGCTTCTGGCCGAAGATGCGCATGGTTGGGTACCAGGCCGTGTCTTCACGATTGTCCAGCCAACGCCAACAATTGTCAAACCGGCTGAGCATCCACACCGGTTTGCCAAGTGCCCCAGCAAGGTGCGCGACTGACGTGTCCACGGTGATCACAAGATCCAGGTTTTCAATCATCGCAGCAGTATCAAAGAAGTCATAGAAGTCGGCCGTGAAGTCGCCAATGGCCATGTTCTTTGGGGGCTTTCGGCACTGTGGGCCAGGAAGCCCCATTTGTAGTGAGATCCAGGCAAGGTCCGGCACTGCATCAGCTACGGGGGCAAATGAATTAAGGGTCAGTGACCGCCTGCGGTCAATAGAACTGGCCAACGGGTTGTTGTCCCTATTCATGCCTGCCCAGCAGATACCCACCAGCATGCCAGGCGGCATGGCTTTGAGTTGTTCCCGGAAAATACCAACGCGGTGCTTGTCCGCGTAGACGTAGGGGCACTTCGCCGGAATTTCATCGTAAACAGACCACAAGATACGTGGCAGGGACATGAGTGGGGCAACGGCAACAATACCATCAGGCAGCATCTCACCAAAGGAAACTACACGATCCACCCCCTCCAAAGTTTCAGCAAGACGCAACACCGGGTGACGTACTTCCAGGAAGAGTTTGCCGTGCCAAATTTCCCTGACTATGGTGACGTAGCGCATGAACTGCAGGATATCTCCCATACCCTGCTCGCCGTAAAGCAATAAAATATCATCCTTGGATTTAGTATCCTCGCCCTGCCATTCAGGGTAGGGCAGGTTGCGCGCCGGGGATTGAGAACTTTTCCAGCGCCATTCGTACTCTTTCCAGCCCTCTTCAAACCGGCCCAGTTGCAACAAGCAGAAGCTATAACCCAGGTGGCCGTCAACGTAGTCTGGCCCTACTTCGGTGGCCGTTTTGTATTCTTTGAGTGATTCCTCAATCTTGCCCAGCCGCCTGTAGCAAGCACCCCGGTTACTGAATATTTCCGGTATTCTTCCGCCCTTGAGCATGGCCGTGGATAGATCTTCCAGCGCCCGCTCAAACATGTCCAGGTCCATGTAGGCGGCAGCCCGATTGTTGTAGAACTCAAATGCTTCGGGGTCTACGGCAATAGCCCGGTCATAATTGACAATGGCGTCGAACGGCTGGCCAAGTTGACCGATCATGGAAGCCCGGTTGTTCCAGGCCGGGGTAAAATCGGGCTTCACCAGCAGAATCTTGTTCAGGTACTCAATCGCCGTAAACAGATCACCTTTGGCCTGGAACCGTAGGGACTCAA